GCTAAAGGGAGATTATCAAAAGTTTACTAAGGAAGCAGAAGCAGCGGCCCGTTCAGCAGATCTAATGAATGCTAGTCGTGGTAGTTCCGAGGGCGCACTTGCTATCGGACAATGGTTTTCGGCAAAATTTGGTCTTGGTTTAACTGTAGAACAAGCTAAAGAAGTTGCGAATCGATTAAAAGATATTGATGCCGCAAAGCCCGAAGAAGCAGCTAGAAGTCTAAATGATATTTTAGATTATCTTAAAAATTCCGGAGTTGAGGCAAGTAAATTCAAACAATTTTTTGATAATTCTGTTGACCCAATTCTTAAGATAAACAATCAAATTTTAGAATTTAAGAAAAATCTAAAAGAAGCAGCTCAACAATCTAGCGATTTTAATGTTCAGTTGATGAATATCGGTATGCAATATACTCCAGGTATTGCTGCTGCTCGTCGTGCTAATGATCAATTCACTGCGGCAAGATTAGAAGGTGCTCAAAAGATTGCTGAATTTGAAGCACAACTAACTCAAAAAACTAATCAAGATCAAGTTGATCGCAGTGCTGAGCTTGGACAGTTTAAGATTAAGACCGAACAGGAAGTTGCTGAAAAAATTAGAGATGCTAGCAAAGCTCAATATGACGCATATAGAGCCAGTCTGCTGACCAATGAAACAAAGATCAAACAATTAGATCTAGAAAAGGCCATCATCAATCTTAAAGATCGTGGATTATTTGATGCTGAATATAATCTCAAGTATGACGAGGATATTCTACGCATTAATCGTGAGTATGAAGCTACTCTAAAGAATATCGGTGAGCAGCGTCGAAAGAATCAAATCACAGCTACTCAAGCTAGAGATCTAGAACAACAAGCAGCTGATATTCGTGATCGTAGTGCTGGTAATGCCGGCCTACAGAGAGATGCCACTGTTCGTGCTAAGATGATCAAAGACGAAATGGATCTAGCCAAGAAATCCATCGAGGATCAAATTGCTGGACAATTAAAATTAGGTGAAACTATTCGAACAGTTAACGATCAATTCCGTAATGTTCAGTTTGAGGAATCCTTAAAAGGATTAAGTCCATTTGAGAAAGAAGTTGCTCGTATTAGAGAAAATGCCCGTAAGGCTGCTCTAGAAGCAGGTCGTGCCTTTGCTGCTGGATTCGAAAATGGTGATCCATTAGGTCTAAGCCCAGAGCGTGCTCAACAACTTGCTGATGGTTTGGCAATGATTGCTAAAGCCTATCAAAATATCAGTAACGAACAGATTAAAGCCCTAGGTTCTACTGATCAATTCATCAAAGGTCTAACTGATTCTTGGACTGAATACAAAGAAAATGCCAAGGATACACTAGGACAGGTTAAGACTGTGTTTCAGACATTTACTTCAGGATTTGAAGATGCTTGGGTTAATTTTGTTAAGACAGGCAAACTTAGCTTCAAGGATCTAGCTAATAGTGTGATTGGTGATCTAGCTCGTATCCAAGCTAAGAAATTAGTAGTAGGAATTCTTGAAAGTGGTGGAAATCTATTGACCGGTCTATTTGGCCGTGCCGGTGGCGGTGGCGTTAACGCATTACAACCTTATATGGTCGGTGAAAATGGTCCGGAGATGTTTGTGCCCAACGCCGCAGGTCGTATTGTGCCTAACTATGCTCTAGGTGGTGGTTCAGCAACGGCCATTACCTACAACATCAATGCTGTGGACGCAATGAGCTTTAAGCAAATGGTGGCCAGTGATCCCAGTTTCATTTACGCAGTCACTGAGCAGGGCCGTAGAAGTATTCCACAGACTAGGAGATAAGAATGTCAACAGCATTTCAAACAGTATTCGATAATGCCGAAAGCATTAGTATTAATAAAAAGAAGAAAGTAAGTCAGACTGTGGCCAGAGATGGCACAGTCAAGAGCACTAGTCTAGGTGGACAGGTCTGGGAGTTTGAAGTAAGACTTCCAGATGGTGATCGTTGGACCAAGTATCGTCCGCTGATCGAAAAGATGGAAGCATTGGATCGTGTGTCAACTGGCACTGTGGCAATCAGCAAGGCAGGTCAGAGTTATATCACAGGCTATCAGGGTGGACTCACTGCTACCAATGCTATCACTGTGAGCTATTCCAGTGGCACAACGCTGACCATCACAGGTGGAGCAACCACAGCCAGCGGTTATATCTTTAAGGCAGGTGATATTATCCAATTAGGATCAGGTAGTGTTTATACTGTCGCAGATGATGTGGCCTATAATCAAACCACTGTAACTACTAATCGCCCTGTGAGGGAAACAGCCGGAACTTATACACTAAAAGTAGGACAGGCTGTATCTTGGACAGTCTTATGTGTTAACTTCCCTAAATGGACCATCAGCGCACATAATCAAGTTACCTGGGATGGCGCATTTGTCTTTGTGGAGGCTCTATAATGGCCTTAGATCTATCCACCTATGGCAGCATACAAACTAATCTGTTTGTTAGATTAGACATTCCGGGTTATAGTGTCTTGACCTTCAGTGACTATCACAAGGAATTGACCATCAGCGGAACTAACTATACCGGACTCGGTCAACTGCTAAACATCAGCAACACCAGTGGTAGTCTTCGTGCTACTCCGGAAGATGTCACAGTCACTATCAGTGGTATTCCAAATAACAATGCTCAGGTTATTCTAAACAATAGGATCAAGGGCAGCGATATTCAAATCCGCAGAGCATTCTTTAATCCGCAGACTGGGCAATTGCTAAACATCGCAGGTAATCCAGCAGGCAAGTTCTATGGAGTGGTCAACAACTTTGAAATCAGTGATGAACTAGATATGGGCAGTGATATGGGCACATTCACTCTCATTCTCACTGCGACCAGCGTTGTTGAATTGCTAAACAATAAAGTCAGCGGTAGGAGAACTAACCCCTTGGACCAAAAGCAATGGTATCCTAATGATAAGAGCATGGATCGTGTTCCTAGTCTAGCCAAGACAAACTTTAACTTTGGAGCACCAGTATGAGTTTTTTAACAGATATAGTTGACATTGGCAAAAGCGTTGTTAATTTCTTTAATGGAAACAGCATTGCTTCTACTGTGGTCAAACTTGTGGCTCTGCGGCAGATCAGTAAGAGCATCAATAGCAGCATTAAAGCCAATGATCCTGCTGGCAGTGCTAACATTGATGGTGGTGTTAGACTTCAAATAGATCCAGGCACTAACAATAAGATCCCTGTGCTATATGGTTCAGCATTCTTTGGCGGTATTATCACTGACGCAGCAATGACCAATGGCAACAAAACCATGTATTATTGCCTAACACTCAGTGAAAAGACTGGCACAAAGCTAAGTGACGGTCAGCCCACAAACTATGTGTTCAAAGATGTTTATTGGAATGATAACAGAATTGTATTCAAAAGCACTGGAACCAATGCTGGCATTCTAGCTGATTATATGGTAGATCGTAGCGGTGTTGTAGATGTCAGCATTAAAGATCAAGTCAGCGTCTATTGTTTTGCTGGTAATAGCACTAGTCCTGTTGTTCCTGATAACTACACCAATACAAACTTAACCACTGCCACTAGTATTATGCCCACATGGAGCACTGGAACTTATACCATGAGTGATCTGTTATTTGCTCTAGTCAAAGTGGATTACAACAGAGATAAGAATATCACTGGCATTGGTAACATGACTTTCCATATCGAAAGTGATATGCGCAAGCCCGGTGATGTGCTCTATGATTATATGACCAATGAACGATATGGTGCGGGTATCCCTGCTGCGGAGATTAAATCAACATGAAATCATTAACAGAACTTAATACCTACTCGGATACCAGTGTTAGTTATACCGATGAAGCTCTTGGCGCAGGACAGGTCTTGGCCAATCGTTATCAGATCAATGGTCTAGTTGATACCAATCAAAATGTTTTAGCTAATATTGAAAATCTCTGTAGTGCCGCAGGTAGTTGGCTCAGTTACGATGTCAATGAAGGACAATGGGGTGTTGTAATCAACCAAACCGGAACCAGTGTGGCCAGTTTTAGTGACAGCAATATTATCGGAAACATCGGTATTACTGGCACTGGACTTGAGGATCTCTACAACAGTGTCAAAGTTGAATTCCCGCATCGTGAATTGCGTGACAGCGCAGACTTTGTCACAATTGAAATTCCCAGTGAAGATCGCAATGCCAATGAACCTAACAACAGCCTGAACATCAGCTATGATATTATTAATGAACCAGTTCAAGCTAACCTACTTGGTCTAATCGAACTCAAACAGAGTCGTGTTAACCTTGTCATCAATTTCCAAACAGACTTCAGTTACATCAATCTCAAAGCCGGTGATCTAATAGATGTAACCAATGATAGACTGGGATTTATCAACAAAGTATTCCGCATTATCACAGTGCGTGAACTACAAGAAGATGGCCCACTCAGCGTTGAAATTACCGCACTTGAATATGACTCTAATGTTTATTCTACTGCCGATTTATATCGTTATACAAGAACTGATGAAAATGGTATTATCACCATTGGCAGCATTGGAACTCCTGGTACCCCGCAGATAACCAAATATGAAATAGATGCTCGTCCTAGAATTTTAATCGAATCTACAAGCCCGACTGGTGTTGTTGAGGGCATGGAGTTCTGGCTCAGCTATGATGTAGGTGTTGCTGATGAGAATCGCAGCTATCAATTGATTGCCACAGTGCGTCCCACAGGTGGTGGCACATTCAATAGTGGCACAGATGTTGAGTATGAATATGACAGTGTTAGCACCGCAAACTTTGTAATCAAGACTCGTGGATTTAATGCCAGCACAACAGGTCCATACAGCAGTCCTAGTGGATTGATTGTATTCACTGCCACACAGGTTACCAATGCTATTGGTCCAAATACACAATCTATTGGCACAGCACTAGGTGTTCTTACTGCTCTTGGTGCTATCAACAGTGTGTTTGATCTATACAAGAACAATACTGGTCCGGGGTCAATGTATGAAAAAATTATTGGTCTAATTAAAGAAACTACCGGCATTGATCTTGGTTCTGCTGCTGCTGAAGGTGCTCCAATCTTAACCAGTATTAATCCGTCAAGTGGTCTAGTAGCAGGTGGCGAAAGTGTAACCATCTATGGTAAGAGATTTGATGGCGCAACTGATGTTAAGTTTGGTCCAACAACTGCTACCAGTTTTAGTGTAGTCAACAGCACTACAATTACTACCATTGTTCCACCTAGACCAGTTGGCAGTGTCAATGTTTTTGTTACTAACTCCAGCGGAACCAATGCTGCCAGTGTGGTTTATAACTACACTGCGGTTCCACTACCAGTTCCAGTTATTACTGATATCAATCCTAGTGTTGGTCCTACAAGTGGCGGAACACCTGTTAACATTATTGGTCAGAACTTTACCAGCGCAACTAGCGTGACCTTTAATGGAGTAGTTGGAACTGGTCTAAGTATTATCAGCGACACTGCCATTGCGGTGACAACTCCATCTGGGGTATCAGGTGCCGCAGTAGTGGTGGTAACAACGCCAATTGGCACTGGTGCTAGTTCAACACAGTTTAGCTATCAAGGTGCGGCTAGCAATCTTAGTATTGTTGCTAAGTATCCACCTGATAGGGCAACTTATAAAGATCCATATTCAACGCTGACTAACATCACCAGTGACACTGCTCCGATTAACGGTTCTTACTATCTAGTTTATAATCCAGCAATTTATGGACCAATTACACAAGGCACGGCGGGCGAAGCTAAGTTATATAAATCTGATGGAACATTGGTAGAAACTTTGACTCCAATACAATTGAATGTTTCTAATAATGTAGTTGAGTTTCCATTTGCTACTAGAGAGCTAGGTGTTGATTACTATATTTTAATGGACGAAGGAATGTTGGTTTATTGTAATAGCCAAAATCCTGCTATTTTAGAACCAACAGGTTGGAATTTTAATACTGCTCCTTATTCAACAGATGTTTATTCTATTCCATCAACACCACCATTGCCATTACCAACCTTTATTGCCACATTAACCAATGTAGCGTTAAATGGAGTTTCGGCAATAGAATTAACTTATAGTCGAACTATTGTAAAAGGTGCCGGAAATGCTTATCTAAAAGAATATCCATCTGATGTATTAGTATCTACAATACCGATTTCTAGTTCTACTCTAATATCTGAAACTGTTCTTTCTATTCCGTTGATTGGATTAGAAAATTCTAAAGAATATAGATTAGAAACTGATGCTGGTTATGTTCAAAGTTTTACATTGATAGATTGTTTTACAACTTCAACTCCATCACCGGCAGTTACTACTTCTACAAATATTGTTATTACTATTGCTGATCCGTTTGCGTTAACACAAGTATTTGTTGAAACTGAGCCGATGGATGATATTACCAAGGTTAACAAACAAACTAACGTTGGTTTAAGATTTAATAGAGCTATCAATTTTGGAACAACTGGTACGTTTACCATTTACACTTCTGGTGGAAGTATTAAACAGGCAATTGACATTAAGACCAACTTCAATCAAAATAGAACCAGTGAATTAATTTGGATTGGAACCAGCACAAGTCAAACTCTTAATACAGTTTGGATCAACCCGACTAAAGACTTCGACGCTGGTGTTACCTATTATGTTCAAGCAACTCCAGGTAGTATCATATCTACCTTCGGTGAAACTTGGGCAGGCATAAATGATACGACCACTGTGAGATTTACTGTTGATCCAGGTCCAGTGTTTACCACAGGCGGATTTGACGTCAACACCAGCACTGTTGTATTCCAATATGATAGAACTGTAGAAACTGGAACTGGAGACATTCTAGTTTATGATCAAGACAATAATTTAGTAGCAACTATTCCAAGCGATGACCCTGCTATTACAGTAACTTAAGGATAAAGAGATGAGCACCGGAACAAGAATAACCATTAATGTAAAAGATTTAGATGTTGCTTGGGAGGCAGGAAAAAGTTATCGTATTGATGTTCAACAAGGGTTAATGAAAGAAGTTGGAAATAATAGAACTCCTAGTCAGGCTAGAGAACCATTACAAACTATTGCTTCATTGACAAATGCCGTAGTAACTTCTGTTTTTCCAACTTATAATGCCACAGATATTACTACCACAAGTTATAGAATTAGCTTTGATAGATACATTACTAATGGAACTACTGGAAATAACTTCTATCTCTATAATGGTGTTAATAC